TGTGGAATTGGTTGATTGACGGAGATAGTAATGACTAAAATAATCGACATCGAAGATGCCGAATCGATGATTAAAATTAATTTGAGACCGTGTCCATTTTGCGGGAGCCATAGAGCAAGGCTTCATAAGGCAATGGGGTTCTGGTCTGTGTATTGCTATAAATGCCTTGCGGAAACGGATCATTATAATACACAAGCTCAGGCTTATAATGCCTGGAATGCACGCAATGGGGAATTAGATAAAGATCATGCTTATAGTGAGAGCAAATGGGATTGATCAACATACTTGAAACGCTATGGTACTGCATAATATGTGATCGTCATCAGTATCTGCATCGGGGCGCAGGTATTTATGTTTGCGTAAGGTGCGGCAAACGAACAACACATAGGGAATTGTTTGGAGGTTTTTTTTAGTGATGAATTATGACTGAACGTTATCCATGCCAATACATCATTGCTCTTCCCGAGCGCACGGTCAATTGGACATGGCATCGGATGTTGGATCGCACTTGGGCGATGATATTTATTCAGGATGGCTACTACATTAGCTTGATAGATTTGTCATCGGAATTGATACATCGCCGCAATTAGTGAAAGGAGTGAATATACAGCTATTACCGAGCAGTCCGGTAATGAAATACTAATTGTGACATTGGGAAACGAACGGGAGGTAGTCAAAATGAACTTTACTCAGATTATTGGAACCATAGCAATATTTCTACTGATTGTGTCACTATTCACATTGTGGCTCTCATTGTTGATCCTGGGGTTGGCATTATGAGTGAATATATTACCGAGCAAACTGAGCGCAATGTGCTGACGTTAAAATTCGATGTTGCCAGTGATTGGCAGCAATGGATCATGCTCAGTAGTGATCATCACGTAGATAATCCAATGTGTCGGCGAGATTTATTGACTAGAGATTTGGAGAAAGCAAAAGAGCGCGACGCGTTGATTTTCTTCTTTGGCGACACCTTCTGCGCAATGCAGGGGAAATATGACAAACGATCATCGATGGATGACATTCGGTCTGAAGATGTTGGTGAAGATTACTTAGATCGGATCGTTAATCACGCTGCGGAGTTATACAGCCCGTTTGTGGCCAACATTGCATTGATTACCAAAGGCAATCATGAGACGTCGATCCGCAAACGTCATGGCACAGATATAGTCAGCAGCCTTGTTACGTTGCTGAATATCAACGCCAATGGTCACCGAGTGTATGAAGGCGGTTATGGTGGTTGGGTGAGGTTTCAATTCGCGGTGTACACACGGAAGATTTTGAGATCGTTGAAATATCATCATGGCGCTGGTGGTGGGGGTCCAGTAACGCGTGGTGTGATCCAGACTAATAGACAAGCGGTTTATTTACCCGATGCGGATATTGTGGTCAATGGTCATACGCATGATAGCTGGGTTGTTCCGATAGCGAGAGAGCGGTTGAACCGCAAAGGGCACGTTGCGCGTGATCTTGTTCATTTTGTGCGCACGCCGGCATATAAGGACGAATATCGGGATGACTATGGCGGTTTTCATACCGAGAAATGGGGACCTCCGAAGCCGCTTGGGTGCGTATGGTTGCATTTTTACTATGACAGTGCCGATGGGGTGAGGTTCGAGTTGATACCAGATGTAAGTTGAGGGGGAATAAGTCAAGAGATTTATATTAATAGATTATTAGAAATTACTACACGTTGGGGTGTTGCATTACATGATGTAATATGGTATACTGAGTGGTATAGGCAAGATACATATTTGTTTCAGGGAGTGTAAATTATGACCGTAGAAATGTTATCAGCAACATCCGCAGCGTTACTAAGTTTGGTATTTAGCTATGTGCCAGGGCTGAACGCGCAATTCGAGAAGTTGGAGGGTGTGTATAAGCGACTAGTTATGTTACTGTTACTGGTTGTTGTGTCCGCTGGCGCGATTATTTTAGCCTGCGCGGGCTATGGCGAAGCCTTCCAGGTTGGCGTATCCTGCGACCAGGTGGGATTGACCGAATTGGTGAAAGTGTTTTTAGCTGCAGTGATTGCTAATCAATCCGTTTATGCCATTTCGCCAAAGAAATAAAGTCGCAACTGCATCATGGCAGAGGGCAATGGCAATCGAGAGTTAGGAGAGATTCAGGCGACATTGAAACACATCCAGGGGGATATCAGAGAAATCAAGGGCGACATACGCGATTTTCGGGGGAATCTCTCGGTACATTGTAACGAAACTACTAAACTATCTGAGCGGGTTGACGACAATTACCGAGAGTTGGGAAATTTGCGTAAAAAATCCGAAAAATGGGACATCGCCAACAGCATCGGAGCTAGTATGAGCGCAATTGTGGCGGGAGTGATCACCTGGCTGAAGACCTGAAAATATAGCCTGACAATCGATCGAAAGGAGTATTACAAATGAAGATCATGTGGCCATGTGACCGCAATAATGTTTGGATCACAGATGATTGGTCGGAACACTTGCAGCGTCCAGGCTACAATCGGGCGTATGCAGGCACGGATTTGGCGGGTCCAGAGCAGCCATTGAATCCATCGCAGTACAACGGTAAAGTGCTGCAAGCGATGTGGTCGAATGTCGGCTACGGCTACACCACATTTGTTGAACATTACGATCCATCGGGGAAAGCAGTACTGCGGATCAGGAACGCACACCAAAAAAATCTAGCCGTATCAACTGGAGATATTGTCCAGCCTGGCGATTTACTGGGAACAATGGACAGCACGGGAAATTCCACTGGCACGCATACACATTGGGAAGTATGGCTGGTCATCAATGGACAGTGGCAGAATATTGATCCATTGGATCCGAAATTCGGGGTAACGATTGTTGGTGATGAAGCGGCGTTGGAGCCGTTGGATGGCAGTGAGCCACCGGAGGTACCTGTGTTTGAAGTTCCAGAGGTTGAGTTTGTACAATGCAAGAATATCATTCGATATCCGATTAATTTGAGATCGGCGCCGTTTGTTAGCGCTGGGGCACGTATATTGGGCAGTGTGACACCTGGCAGCGTTTGGGATTACTGCGGGCACAAGGTCGATGTACTCGGTAATACATGGTTTGCTCTACGCAGTGGAGATAAGCTGGGCTGGGCGGCTGCACACTACAACGGGGCTGATTGGATTGTACCGATAGAGGAATAATGTCAGATACTACCGAGCCAATAACTCTGGAATACAGGGAGGTATAGCAATGCCAGCATACGGAAACGCCAAAGGGAAATTGATAACCGCGGATGACGTCATCAAGGCAATTGAGGATGCGCGCGGCTACGCATCCAAAGCCGCGGAACTGCTTGGCGTCGGGCGATCATCGTTCTATCGATATCTCCAGAAATTTACATCCGCACAGCAAGCGCTTGAGGACACACGCGAGAAACGTCACGACTACGTTGAAAACAAACTGATGAAATTGATCGATGAGGGCAATGTACCGGCGACTATATTCTATCTAAAAACTCAGTGCAAACACAGAGGCTATACCGAGCGGTACGAATACACCGGTGCGGACAACAAGCCCATAGAGATCAAAACAATCGAGGTTATCAAGGACTATGGCACATGACCTGGTTGAGATTGAGAACAACAAACTGCGGCTGCATCTTCACCCAGGACAAACGGCGGCGTGGGATGCAGATCAGCGGTTTGTTTTCGTTCTTGCGGGGACACAGAGCGGGAAAACTTCTTTTGGACCTTGGTGGTTAGAGCGTGAAATTAGGCGATGCGGTGATGGTGATTATTTGGCGGTAACTGCTACTTACGATCTATTCAAACTCAAAATGCTACCGGAGATGTTAACCGTGTTCGGTGGCTATCATCCAGGCTGGGAATACCACAAAACAGATCGTGTAATTCACAATGGCGACAAACGCATTATTTTGAGAGCCGCGACCAGCGAAGGCGGGTTGGAAAGTGCGACCGCTAAAGCCGCGTGGATTGACGAATGCGGGCAAGATGATTTTGGAATTGGCGCTTGGGAGGCAGTCTTGCGCAGATTATCACTAGAGCAGGGGCGCATATTAGGGACAACGACGATTTACAATCTTGGGTGGTTATATACCGAGGTTTACAAACGTTGGACTGCGGGCGACCCAGATTATTTCATCAAGCAATTCGAGAGCATTATGAATCCAGAATTCCCGAAAGAGGAATTCGAGCGCGCGCGGCGAACACTGCCAGCGTGGAAATTCGAGATGCAATATCGCGGGAATTTCTCCAGACCCGCGGGGATGATTTACGATGTATTCGATACTGAGAAACACGTTATAGCACCATTTACAATCCCAGATTGGTGGGCTCGATATGGTGGGATGGATTACGGAGGGGTGAATACGGCGGAGGTTTTGATTTCGGAAGGACCCAGGAACAAAGTAATGTCGGCCCTCTAAAAAATATTTAGCGGGTGG